AGCGCCGCATCAGTACTTGACTTAGTTCGTTTAGTTAAGCAGAACTTCAAAGTAGCTCGTATGCCTGGCACACCAGTTATCGTTTTAGATAGTAATGGTGCGGCAGAAGGTTCAGTTGCAGGTCAAACAGGTTCTAGTTTGAATCGTTTGTTAGCTGAACTAACAGGCGGTGCAGTATCACAATCTGGTGGTTCTAACCTATCTGCTCTTGGTAATGAATTACTAACAACAGGTCGTATTGAAAGTGTTTATGGATGTATGATTATGTTCACAACATTCTTAACTACTGCTAATCGTACATTCTTAGGTTCTGGTCCATTTAGTTGCTTGATCGGTGCTTACTTCGGTGACAGTGCTTTGTTCACTGTTATGAAAGAAGGCTTGCAACTTAAGACTGGTGAAATCCCAGGTGGATTGCAAATTTGGTTGACTGGTGTCGGCTACTTCGGTAGTGGCGTTGGTGACTTGCGTAGAGGCGGAGCTATTAACATCCAGCAGTAAGCTGAATTAAGTCTAGGAATAATATAATATGTCAGTACCATATCAACGAATATCAAATGCAACAGTAGAGGACATACAGTTCTATGATCCGGCAGCGGAGCGTAGAGCGGCAGCCCTCAATGTTGATTGGGCTCCATACTTTAAGGTCGGTTCACAAGAGTGGCTGTATAAGTTGGAGTTCGGATGGTGGCAGAAATACTGCGACACGGTGTTAGGTGCTTACTATTATGCTAATCTGCCAGACGGTCAGTTGATTTCAAGTTTCAATCCAAGTCTACTCATTAAGAGTGACCAAACATTAATTCGCTTAGACACATTCGGTGCGATACTAGTTTTCTATGAAAGTTTAGTAACCGATGTGTCTAATATGAATGAGGTTGATGTTCAGAATTATGAATTCGCTAAAAAGCGATGTGAAGATGAATGGACAAAAGCGTTGCAGTTGATGAATTTCTATGATTTATATCAAGATAATCCTCAAGGCCCAACTACAAAACTTGAAGAAAATTGGACTGCTGACGTTGATTATTTCAACGGAGATAGGAGATATTTCTAATGGCTACAACTTACTTTACAACCAATGGTCCTACAGTTTCTCAAATGGAAATTATGGAATCATTGCGTTTAACTATACCATCATCTTGGAACATTCCGATCTATGACGAATTTCCTAGTGATATCAGTATGGTTAGATTTGGTTTGTATGTAAGTAATGTTATTACTAGTGAAAGAAGTGTTAATCAATTGGGTATACAATATTGTGGATCAATCTACAATGGTGTTGATACATTTACAATTAACTATGTTTCATTTCAACAAGACCCTTACGAATCACAAGTTTGTAACATTGTTGGAGATTTAGTAACTGAGTCAGTTAACGGAACGCAATTGATGGATGGGTACTTTGAAAGAACTTATTCACAGGATCTATCATATGGTCCTACAAGAGCGGCAATACACACCTGGACTTTTCAATTAACAAGATTAGAATTTAATACATAACGCCAACATACAAGGAGACTAAAATGGCAAGAATTACAGTTAACACATCAGGTACTCAACCAACAATGTTGGTAAGTACAGACCTCATTAGCAACAGTGCTAACTGGGGAAACATAGCAAACACATTATCAGTTACTTGTTTACAGGACGTAACAATCACAAACTCTACTGGAGTATACTCATACATCGATTTCTGTAGTACAGATATGTATAAGTTAACAACACCAGCAGACAATGAGATTTCTGTAAATATGGTTATCGATGGTGAAGTTTTCTTTGGTAACGCAAATGCTACTGCAAACAGTGCTGCCTTCTATGGCATCAGTGATTTGAGTATCAACAAGATACCATTGCAATTCAAAATGGTAATCAATGGCGGTAATGCTACTGCTAACGCTTACTACTACGCTGGTCAAGGATTTATTTCTTCACTAGCACCAACAGCAAGTCCTGATGCACCTGTATGGGTGACACCAATGACATTAGCTGTCAATGGTTCTATGGTTTCAAACCAGAACCCTTAATCTCAATATAGATGGGAAGACTGGGGATACTCTAAAGGTATCCCCTTTTTTAATAAGGAAAACAAATGACACAACAAGAACAAGTATGGTATAAAACCAATGAAGAAAAATTGCGTAGTCTTATTGCAGATGAAGCAAAGATGATGCCTATGCTAGACAATATGCAGGCAACAATCAAACAACTAAAAGCAAAACAAGCATTTCGTTTAGCACTTCTAAATCAACTATTAGAAGAACTAACAGAACACGAATAAATACATTACAATAATTTAAAGGATATAACAAATGAAACTCTCACAGCTTACAGCAAAACCCCAACTAATAGACGTTCACTTAGATGACGAAGAAACCATTAAAGAATTCGGTGAAGCAATCGAATTTTGGACTTGGGATCGTCAACCTATGGATGTGTTTATGAAACTAGCAAACGCAAGTGGTAATGATACTAGTGGTATTATTAGTATTGTTCGCACGCTCATCCTTGATGAAAAAGGTAAAGAAATTCTTAAAGACGATGCTATGCTACCTACACACGTTTTAATGAAGGCTATTGGTAAGGTGACTGAGCTACTGGGAAAGTAACTCAAGACAGTATTGATCCTAAGTCTGAAAAGATGAGTCTCATACTGACTATTGACGGACTAGGTAAGCGTTATGGAATGCTACCTAGTGAAGTGTTGAATAGAAGTAACACGTTCGATTTGTATATTATGGATGCGGCAATGACATTTGAAAATTATCATCACAAGAAGCAGATGAACAATGGCAGAGACCCAATCCCTGATTTTACAGAGACTGAATTGTTGACGCTACTGAATAAGAATAAGGAACAATAATGTCTGTAACAATAAAAGACAATATCACTAGTAGTTTGAAACGTATCAATAAGCAAATTAGTAATTTGCCTAAAGAAGCTTTTACTCAGTTTGTAAAAGATACACCTATACGTAGCGGAAATGCTAGAAGAAAAACTAGATTAAGTGGTAATAAGATTGTTGCCGGATATAACTACGCTCAAAAATTAGACGAAGGTTTTAGTAAGCAAGCCCCTGATGGTATGACTAAGCCAACAGAACAGTTTATTGAGAAGCGTATGGCAGAGATATTAAGAAAGAAATAAAATGGCAGATTTAAGTTACACACTTGACGTTAATGGCACACCTGCTGTTAACTCGTTAAAAAAAGTCGAAAAGCAAGTTAAATCCGTCAACGATAGTTTTTCAGAATTAAAGAAAGCAATCGCAGGTATTGCACTAACTAATCTTATAACTAGAACAATACAGTTTGCAGATGCGATACAAGATGTTAGTGATGCAACTGGTATTGCAGTTGATAAGATTACTGGTTTTAGTAAAGCAGTAGCATTAAATGGTGGCAATGCAGATGACGCCAATACAGCATTACTAAAGTTTAATGAAACAATTGGCAAAGCAGGTGATGGTGCAGTAGGAGCGCAAGCGGCTTTTGCTAGCATTGGTGTATCATTAACTGATTTAAGAACACTAAGTTCTGAAGATATATTTGTAAAGACACTAGATGGTATAGGTAAAGTTGGCGATCTTAGTGAGCAAGCAAGATTAAAGACAGAACTGTTTGGTAAGAGTTTACGTACAACTAGTTTAACTAAAGTAAGTGCAGAATTTGCACAAGCTACAAAAGATAGTCAGGGTTATGCGAATAGCATTAAAGAAGCCGCGCAATTACAGAACACATTAGATACTGCTTTTAAGAGTCTACAGTCAAGCATTCTAAAAACAATTGAGCCATTTGCAAAGTTTGTTAATCAACTATCACCAGATCAAATTAATAAGATTGTTGACTCTATTGTAAGAATAGGTGTTGCTCTAGGTAGTATAGCGGCTGCGGCTAAAGGTCTACAAATATTAGGAAGCATAGCGTTAGCTGTAACAGGTGCGTTTGCAACATTAGCCGCCGCAACCGCTGTACAAACATTTAGATTTGCTGCCTTCTATTATACTGTAAAGCAAGCACTACCAGTGTTTTCGACAGTTGGTAAAGCTATGGTACTAATAGGTACAGCAGGTGCCACACAGATAGGTACGTGGGTAGCATTGACTTCAAAGTTTCAAGGCTTCTTGTTTATTCTTAAGCAAGTTGGTATTACCATTATGCTTTTTGCTACTAGGTTCTTACCTAAACTATTAGGACCTATAGGTATCATATATGGTGTATTTGAAGCAGTAAGATTAGTAATACAATCAGCGTTCAACGTTGACATTGTTGATGCATTCGTTAACGCTGTAAGTTCTGCATATGGCAAAGTAAAGCAATTCTTTGGTATGAAGGCAGATGGTGCGCCAGCGCAAGCTTCATATGATGAAACTGATAGACTAGCAAAAAGATATCCTGCGAAAAAGATGCCTGGTGAGAACAAAGAAGTTACTAGTGGTATTGCTAAACAAATATCTGAAGCTGAAAAGATTACTGAAAGCTTTAAAGAACAAAACAGACAGACTAATATAAAATTAGCACTTGAAGCAAGTTTAGTAGGACTATCTGAGGATCAACGTGAAGTAATTCAAGGTATATACGACTTAGAAGAAAAGCGTATTGCCGCTGTTGGTCAACTACGAGATAAGCTAGATAATTTAACTCCTGATGAAAAGAAGCTTGGACTAGCTAAAGAACTTAACGCACAAATTGAAGCAGTAAACAAAGAGTATGGTATACAGCAAGGCTTAGTTGTTTCTAACATTGAAAAACTACAAGCCGCTAAATCAATTGAGCAAGCACGTGTCAGTCAATTAGAATACATGACACAGCAGATGCAGAAACAGCAAGAGATTGCTGGAGTCACTAGTGGCGTGTTCAGTAGTTTGCAGAAACAATTAGGCGATGCCGCATTTGCTAAAGAACAAAAGGGTCGATCAATATTTGACCAACAAAAAGAACAAATAGAACGCAACATTAAGTTGTTAGAAACTGACATGGCAAATGCCATAACAGAAGCGTTTAGTACTGAAGATGGTATTGGCGATGTACAACAATATGGTATAGAATTACAAAAAGTTTATGCATTAACAGAACAACTAAGACAAGCACAACTAGCAGAGATTGAGACTAGTCGTACATGGGCTACAGGTTGGTCGGATGCATTTGCTAATTACTTAGATAACGCAACTAATGCGTATAAGATTGCCGGCGAACAGTTCGCTGTGGTTACACAAGGTATGAACAGTGCTATTGATAAGTTTGTTGATACAGGTAAAATGAGCTTTGGTGATTTTGCTACAAGTGTTATTAAAGACTTATTAAAGATTGAATTAAAAGCTCAAGCGGCAATGGCAATGCA